GAGTTGCTGATGATAACAACCTTGTCGGGTGCTTCAAGACGGATGTAACGGTTGACCTCTGCAATGAAGAAGGAGTTCTTCAACAGAATATTGACGATGATGTCGTATGGAATATCCCACTCGAACGGAGTAGACTCATCGAGATTGTTGGCAACCTTGAAGTCATACTCAATCTTCTGCATCTGAGAAGGAATGTCTGCTGTTGCGTCAGTCCAAACCTTAACACCAGCTTTCTTGTAGTTTGCCAGAGGAATGTAAGGACGCTGTGTAACAACAACACCGCTGCCACCCTGTGAAGTACCACTCTCACCAACAGGAGCAGTGCCCTGTACGGTAGTAGTGTTGTAAGCACCACCATAAGAAAGCGTCATAGCCGCCATGTTAGACAGACGGAGGTTGTGAGTCTTGATAAGGTCTGCAATACCACGCTGCAAAGCGGTTACGAGAGAACGGTCTTCGGGAGACATCTGGGCAAGACGAGCCTGCAACTCCAACTTAGACATAGAGGTATTGAACAATCCCTTGCCATAGCCGTAGATAGAGCCAGTCTGCTCGCTGTAACCCTCGGTCTCAAGTTGACGAGTTTCCGACAACGGAGCCATTGGGTCTGCCATTGGAACTACGCGGATGTCACGCTGGCGAACCGTCCAAGCGGGATTCTTCTTGGTGTCGGCAATATCAATGTCGTACTCACTTCCGTCAACAACGAAGTGTTCAGTCCAGAAATTTGAGTTCTCGTCAATGTCGATAGTATCTACCAACTGCTGAAGATAGCCGACATTGTCGGTATCGAACAGACGGTCATACATTTTGTTAATGGTCTCTTCGGGAGTCCAAAAATTTTTCAGTGCATTTGCCATATTTTGTTTCCTCCTTTAGTTTTAAATCCAGAAAATACCCTTGATGTAAGAGCGGTTCTTTGCAAGTACATACTTTGGCAGTGGCTGCATCTTGACAATCCATGCCTCCTTGTCATGTACGGTAGAAATAGAGTAGTTGGCTGTTCCATCCAAACCATAACCCTCGGTAGGCATCAGGTCAGCATCAGCCTCAATAAAGGTGTTGGGATTGGGAACAAGAACAGTAGCCTCCCCAGTAGGCTCAGCAAGAGCAGCATCAGCAGCGGCATCAGCCTCTACAAGAATCTCTCCGCCAGAAAGAGCCGTGCCAAGAGCACTTGCGAGAGTTACATTGAACTTTGCGTTCTCCGCATCATACTCGACTGCCGTAATCTTTGCGTAAGCACCATCAGTAGTGACATCGTCTGGGGCAATCATGATGTACATACCAACTTCGGGTGCGTCGCTAAAGCCATCACCCTTAATCTTGATGGTCGTAGCACTTGCTAATGCAGCATCACTAACCTCGAACGAGCGGAAGATAAGACAGCCCTCGGCAGGAGTGTACTGTACAAGCTGTGCAGCCCACAAGTGACCAAAGCCCTTGTTCGGGTTTAGGATAGTGCCACCAAGCAGCACGTTCTTGCGGTTCTCACCATTGCTGTCCTTTACCCAAACCGCACGACCGCCACGAACCTTGCGTGAACGCTCGTAGAAATAAGCTAAGTTTGTAATCTGTGACATAATACTTTAAAATTTGTTTGTTAAACTTTTATTCTCGGTAATCCAGACATTACAGCTTGGTCGTATTTACGAACCTGCTGTGGGGCGAGTGGCTTGATGTCACCGATACTATCCTTGAAGATTTCTTGGAATCGTGATACGAGAGCATCTGCCTGCTCCTTGTCTGTTTTTTCAAGGTCTACGTTAGTACCATTTGCAAACGTCTCGAAGGACTTGTGCAGGTCTTGACGAATACCTTTCTTGGCAATATCCATAATGGATGCGAACTTTGTCTTCTTGACTTCCTCGTTCTTGTACTTCTTTAACTCGTCGAGCTGGTCTTGGAGCTCCTTCGGTACTTCAAACTTGGGTTGTTCTTTCTTGCCAAGTTTCTTGTTCAACTCTGCAATCTGTGTCTTGTAGTCGTTCTCTTTCGACTCCCAATCCGACTGTAGCGAAGTGCGACCTTTGGCAGATGCGCTCTTTGCCGTGTCAAGATTGAACTTCAAGTCCGCAAGTGCCGATTCGTCATCAATAGCCGTGTCGGGGTATTTCTTTGAGAAGAAATCTGCGAACTTGTCCTTAAACTCAGTTGTCAGTGTTGATTCATCGTAACTTCTCTCGTTACAATACTCGTTTGCTCTCTGCAAAACTTCTTCTTTTGTCATAATAGTTCTCTCCTATTTTAAAATGTTCGTGACAAAAATAAAAACGAAGAAATAAAGAATTATGGAAACAAAAAACGTTATAAAAACAAAGCGGCAAATAATCACGAATATTATTTGCTTTTAAGATAAACGTGAAAATCTAAAATTATCTTTGCAATAAATAACATCAATTCATTTGTCGCATGGCTAACCGAAAAAGAGATATAGTGCTTTCGCCGTTGGAGGATGGCAATCAAAAATATGCCATTCGTTCCAATGCCGACTTTGTCGTGCTTGCAGGGCCAACAGGGTCAGGAAAATCCTATGCTCTTTATTACGCACCAATCGAGTACCTTGCCATGAATGACAACGCAAAAATGGTTTGCTTTATGCGAAACGTGTCCGATTTCTGGGGCGCGGGCAAAGTCAATGACACGTTAAAGCAAATGTATCCACTCGTTGACCGTTCCGTAAAAAAACAGCCTCATGACCCTATAGGAGAGATTATTCGTCGTCAAGAAGACATGGGTCTTAAACTCTATAACGGAAGCGAGTTGAAGTTCCAACAACTTGATAATGAGAATCCTATTGTAATAGACAAGATAGCGAAAGGTCTTCAAGCAAAGAAACTTATCTTCGACGAGGCGAATAAGTTTATGTGGAGGACGATTACTACGTTTATGCCACGTCTTCGTTCCGATAGCGCGGGGAAGGCTCAGATATTTCTTGCGCAGAACCCAGAACGTGAGTGTTTTATGCGTAAGATTTGTGGAAAAGGAGAGCATGGTGGCGGATGGATAAATGACGATGGCACGGTAGACAAAACGATGGACGGTGTTGTGATGTTCTTTTACATGCACGAAGGCGATATGGACAGGATGTATTGGGGAAGAACAAAGAAAGAGGTCTATGAGAAAGCGAAAGATTACATAGACTTGCGAATGAGAGACGACCCTGACATGTCTTACGAGGACTTTATTCTTTCTATGGTCTTCTTTACGTTCGATATTCGTGATAATAAGAAGATGCTTGCTAAAAACAAGTCATATCGAGGTATGACGGCGAACTCTGCGACAGCCGCATCGTCCTATGCCAATAATTGGAACTACTCTATTACCGACGAAGAACAAGACGTAGAAGATTTTTCTAATGTCGAACTTTCCTCCGTTGATATAGAACGTATGTTCCGACCTATTGAGATTCCGCGTGACAGCGTTTGCGAAAAACGTTTTATGACGATGGATATGGCGACAACGGGGTTCGACAATCTGATTTTTAAGTATTGGGAAAAATGGTCTAAGTTTGGTTTCATTTGCCGTGACATAAAATATTCGATAGCGAACTCCAACAGAGATGCCGTTATCATGGCTATACAGTTCCGTGACAAGCACAACCTCCAAGAGAGCGAAATGATGATTGATGTGCAAGGTTTCGGTTTTTTGCGTGAATGTTTCCCAAACTCCAAACAGTTTAGTGGAGCGGAATCGCCATCAAACAGAGGAAAAGCACAATTTAAAACTCGCAAGGATGAGGCGAGCCACATCACGATGCAGATGATAAAATCGGGGCTAATACACTATGAGCCTCGTTTGGCACAAGCGCATTACAACCATCAGCACATGAAGCGCACAGGCGGAACGACAATATTAAAGCACATGCTTTTTGAGAGCCGTATATTCCAATTTACAAAGACACCGAATGGTCGAATATCCATGATGAACAAGGAGACCATGAAGAGCGTGTTAAAAGGAATGTCGCCCGACCTATTCGACAATGTTATACTTATGTGCGGTTCAATGATATATGACTGTCATAGAATGCTTCGTGACGATGCAGGTGTTATGCGCAAGAGACTTGAATCGAGCGACATGTTATCGCTTCTCGGCGTTAATAATACGGAAGACGAAATAGAAGATATGATAGTCAAAAAGAAAATAACGATAAACAATAATTGGATGTTACAAACATTAAGTTCTATATGATAAGGCAAAGAGACATAAAATGGTTTTTGTCAGAGCCGACGAGGCTGATGCAGATGAAGCCTTTTACAAGAGGTGGAACAACAAACCTACATGGCTACGAAAGGTTAAAGAGTGGAGTGTTGAACAACACTACGCTTGAAACGGGTTTTGCGAGTCTGAATCTTAATCCGATTTCACAGGACTTGTATATAACGGAGTACCGCCCAGACCTACACCATATTATATTAAATAAGGCAATACCACATATCAAGGTTGTGCTCGATGGATGTGAGTTACCAACCAATATGATGGAAATAACACAGACAGCATCGTTCCAAAAACTGATTCATTCTGCTCACGTTCGCAACCTTACGGCAAACCCTCTTGATTTCTGCTTGTTCAACCCAAAACCAGAGGACGGCGAAAGAGAATTGTTTGACCAAATCAAGCAGGAATGGATGTGGCGTAATTGCGAGTGGAACAAGTACATGGCAATAAACACTTGCAAGCAGCTTGGTAATTGCGGGTTACTGTTCTCTTACGACAAAGAACAAGGTAAATATACAATGACCAATTTCTCGTATGAAGACGGCTATCAAATGACATCGAACTACGACGAATACGGAAATGAGGTTGCACGTTCTTTGTTCTACCAAGTTGACAACAAGATAGTCATAGACACATTCGACAACAAGAAACATTATCGCTGTGTGCAAGGAGATACAGATTGGGAGATTACTTCTGAACTTCACGGTTTTTCTCGCAACCCATTCCTTATCAAACGTGGCAAAGTTGCTTGGGAATATGCCGAATCAAGCATTGAAATGTGGGAACTGATGGCAAACATAGCTGCTATCGCACTAAAGCGTTTTGGAACGTTCGCCCTTGCTTTTTGGGGTGAAATAGATAAAGGTAGTTTGCAGCGTGATTCAAGCACGTTGATTGTAAACCTTTCAAGCGACACAACAAATGGCAAACAAGATGTTAAGGTGTTGGAATTTCCAGAGCCTCAGACAATGGACGGCTATCTCAAAACTTTGGAAGAGAAGATTTCATTGTTCTCTTCCACGTCGTTTATCACACCGAAAGACATAACAACTACAAATAGCGGTGGCAATGGCATTGCTCTTGCAATGTCTAATGACTATTCACTTGCCGTTCAATCAGCAATGGATTGGCAGCGTTTTGTTAATGACATGGTGTACTTGCATCAAGAGGGTCTTGACATTGAAAGCAATGGTGCGAGCAAGTATGCGAAGGTTCGCATTGGTGCTAAGATTAATCCTTGGTCGCTTGAGACGACAAACACCAAACTCGTCAATTTGGCAATGGAGGCTCCTTATTTATCTACTCAGACGGTAATTGAAAGATGTCCTGATGCAGCTCCGGACGAAGCAGAAAGAGTGCTAAAAGAACGAGGTGGACTTGTGAGCAGAAATGACACAACGGTGGAAGGAGCCTCTGAAAAAGCAGAAAATTTAGCTGTCAACAGAAATGATATAATTCTCGACAATCAGCCAAAAGAGCAAAATATTTAACAATGAATAGGAAATTTCACATATATAATGAAGACGGAACCTCTTTCCACAACCTTATATTACACAAGGCAGTCGTGGAAAGTGAGGTTATGTCTCTTGGTGATAAGATAACGGGAGAGGTCTATTACAAAGACAGCACACTTGCCGTTACAATGAAAGAATATGTGGAGTATAAAATTGACGAGAATGACGAAACGGAAGATAGCGTTAAGTATGTTCTTGTAAATCCCCCTACGGTTGTAAGAGAGGGCATAGTTTCTGACAACAGCGAACTAAAGGGAATGACAAAATACTCTTTCGTATTCTACCATCCTATGTATATGTTGCAGAACTTTCCTTTCTCCGACGTAGCCGTTAGTGACGATGAAAGGAAATATCTTTCGCAAGACAAGAAATTCGCATGGATAGGGAAGCCGCAAGACTACATCGACAAGCTCAACAAGAATTTAACGGAGACCGAATGGGTTGTCGTTAAAGGCGCAAGGTTCCCGAAAGACAAGGATGAGGAAATGAGCGACGTTCTCTCCTTTGACAATAATAATATAGCGGAGGCATTAAAGAAAGCATACGACACATGGGAAGTGCCGTTTATAGTAGACACTTTGCACAAAGGGGAATATTTCGACACAGATAATATTGACTACTACTCTAAAGGAAAAAGGTTTGTCGTTGTTTTTGGTCTGCCGTCTAATGAGATAATAGACCCTCATACGAACAACGGCACCATTGTGCAAGCAACAGTGCAAATGCCAATAGATATATATTATTATCCTACTGCCATCGTAGTACCACCAAATAAAAAGATAATAGTAGAATCGCTTACACAAGGGGCAACCCCTGTTATATTGAACAGTGCTCACGACGGTGTTATCGGAACGTCTAATAGAACGTTCAGTGAATATACTAATGTGTATATTGGGCTGTATGGACATTCAGGTCGAGTAAGATATTCTTTCGGAGACGAGAACAACAACAACTTTGTTTTTCGATTTGGTCAAGGGCTTGGCTTGAAAAATAATTCAAGGACACCAAAGAACAACAAGATAATAACGAGGATAGCTGGCTTCGGTAGTGAAACCAATATTCCTTATGGCTACCCACAAATACCTTGGTATGGCGATGAAAATTGGACTGATACAAAAAACAACCCTAATGACCCCAATTCTTATCCTATATATGAGGGTATAGTAAATGGTGCTCTTGTGAAACTCATTCACCATCCGTTCGTGAGAAAACATCTAATGCCGTCTATATATTCAGAGACGGTATTCAATAAGGTAAGTCCGTATCTCGATGGTGGAGGTGCCAATCCAAATTACAACCCAAACATAGAGATTAAAGACTATTATGACGCTGTGCGTTCGTCTGCATATC